GGGCTGACTAGGAATAGGGGTGACGCGGGCTACACCGGACAGGAACCTCTCTTGACAGTACGCTGGATACGACTGTCTGCTGAGGCCCCAGGCCGATGGCAAGACCCCCCACCGACGACAAACCCCGGACCGGATAAACGCAGTAGTCCACACTGGTTGTGCAGCACACGCGGCGGCCATATGGACCGCATCCGGAAGGGAATTTGTCCCTCCACCGCGCCGCAGGTGGCGCACCTCCTTCCACCTCCCTCCCTCGTTTAGGAAGGCAGTAGAGTTGATCTCTACTACCCGATCAGACCGAATCGTCTTGCTGTTGTTGATCCTATAGCCAATAGGATAACAATCAGCGCCGATTTCGCGGCCTGCGGCGATGAGAGTATCATCGCCGTTAACGAGGTAAGCTGCTGGCCCAGCTTTCGCTTTCTCAACGGCCCAGGAGGCCGCGATCCAGCTATGCAGGCATAGCAGCGGGAACGAGAGGTAGAACCCCATACTCTGCCCTCGTACGACCGAACCCTTCGCTTCCTTCCCAAGGAAGACGAGGGGCGTCAGGGAATTCATCGCCAATAGGCGAATCCCTCCCGTCACGCGCGACTTTGCAAGTATCGCGCCCAGTATGGCATCGGTGACGTCCCACGGTAAGTGGTCCGAAGCCGACACCAAATCGACCGAAGTGCCCGACGGTCGACCGCACATCAGGGCAGAGATCCTTTCCGCCGTCGGTGGCCCAACAAGGAGCCACTCCGAGCCCGCCTTCTCCACCATATGTTTCCATATGGTTTTGTGAAGCGGGGCCAGCAAGTCGTTCCGCCGATCAGGAATGATCAGCGGCCGGTTCTTGCCGGCTGACGGGACCTCTTTAAAGAGGCCCGTCAGAGGACCAGTATCGCTCGGGTAGCGACACTGGCGACGAAAATCCTCAACCGCCCAGGCCGTATCAGCGGCCTGGGTCTTTCCCGTCCACGGAATGGAGCGACGGGAAGCGGGGGGGACATGGCGGTCTACTGTCGAAAAGTAGCCGCGGTCCCAGCCACGCTGGAAGAGGGACCTTACCTTACGGCGTGCAAACCGTAGGTAAGTCGGATCGGAGGGGGGGGAGGGGACGAACGCCGACTCCGACCACGAATTCCAGGAAGACGTGGGTCGGTGCCAGCGGCAGGAACAGGGAAGGCTGCGCTTCAGCGAAGATACGCTATGCGCGAAAGCCCACCGATTCCTACGATCGAGTCTCTGCTTGGTCAGAGACCCGGTCCGTGTTCGTCGGGTAGAGAGGGGGAAGGACGCGCGGGTCGCGCCCTTCGAGAGGAGACAGGCAAGCCATTTGCCAAGATCTTCAACTGCAGGTTCTGGAAAGTCGACTCTCCGTAAAGAGAATCGACTCCGAATTATCCTGCAGCCATTGAAGATGGCTTGCCGGACCCGACCTGCTGCGGCGATGCAGCAGGCTGGGGTTTCAGCCGTAAAACCGCGGGCGGGATTACAGACGGCGAGACCAGGGTCACCATTGAGGCCAGACATGTTGGCGTTAC